AAACGTATTGCTTTCCTTGATGGAATAGACCCCGACACACAAGATCGTGTTATGCCGAAAACGGACTTCGAACTGCTCAAGACATATCTTGAAGACCTTGTGAAAAGTAACCAGTGTCCTGTATTCACACACCGCCCTGCCCCGATATGGGAGAACACATCGCAAATCGTCTATGAAATTGAATGGGCAATGTCCCGGCAGGGCAATTACATCCGGGCAAACAGCAAGCCTGCATTCGGCATCTTTTCGGACGAGGATATCGACTACGGAAGCGAAAAGGACTATATGGACAGGCTCGTCCTGCAACTCCCGAAGGGAAGCGATGCAAGGTTTATCACGTGGGAGCAGTCAAACGAAGCCGTAAAAATGTACGTCGAATTCCTTCGTTCTTCCTTCTTCACGCAACTGCAACTCCCGGAATTCTCGTTCGAAACAATGAAAGCCACGCCAATGTCCGGCGAGGCACGGAAAATGATATTCATAGATGCACAGTTGAAGGTAAAGGAAGAAGCAGGCAGATTGCTCGAAATGTTCAGCAGGGAAGTAAACGTTGTCCGCGCATTCCTTCACGTGATGCTGCCTTCCGGCTACGCCGAGGCTATCGACGCACTTGAAATCGAGTGCGAGATAACGCCCTTCACAATCAATGACGAACGTGAACGCATCGAGAACATCGTTACAGCCTGCGGCGGCAAGCCTATCGCCTCGCAGCAACAGGGTATCGCCCTACTCGGTTGGAGCGACGACGTCGATAAGACACTCGAAGAAATAAGGCAGCAGGACATGACAGACCTTTCCGAGCCTTCATTCTAAAACAATAACGCAGCAGGGCAACAATGGCAACAGACTACGAAAAAGCGCACAATTCGCAAATGGCTCGCTATGCGGCAATGGTATCGCATATATACCGGACTGCGGCAGGGGAAGCGGCAAAGATTGGCGCATCCGTAACCGGATTCGACAGCAGCAAGCCGTTCGAAATAGATAAATACCCTGCTACGTCGCAGAAGATTAGAAACCTACTGCTGCAACTGTATAACAACCTAAATACTGCTATCCTCGACGGCGTAAATGCCTCATGGACGCTCGCAAACAATAAGAACAGCGAACTCGCAAGGCTTGTGTTCGGAGACAACCTCGGACGATTGAGCGAGGATGAATACAGGCGATACTTCACGAACAACGACACAGCCCTCGCCTCGTTCATAAAACGTAAAGAGGACGGTATGAATCTATCTGACAAGGTATGGAAGTACACGAAGCAGTACAAGGGCGAAATAGAACTCGCCCTCGACCTCGGCATCGGACAGGGAAAGTCCGCCGTTGAAATGGCGAAAGACCTTCGGCAATACCTAAACAACCCGGACGCCCTGTATCGCCGTGTGAGGGATAAATATGGCAATTTACACCTGTCAAAGCACGCAGCAGCGTACCACCCCGGGCAGGGCGTATATCGTTCCGCCGTTCGAAACGCTCAACGCCTATCGAGGACAGAGAACAATATGGCGTACCGCACCGCCGATTTCATCCGTTGGCAGGAAGCCGATTACGTTGTCGGCATCAAGGTAATGCTATCAAATAACCACACGACAAAGAACAGCAAAGGCGAGGCTGTTCCCTTTACCGACATTTGCGACGAACTGCAAGGCAATTACCCGAAGACGTTCCATTTCCGGGGTTGGCATCCGCATTGCCGCTGCAAGGCTGTCCCTATCACAAAGACAGAGGAAGAAATCGAGAAGGACACCGCCGACATACTCGCAGGAAGGAAGCCCGGGACAGGCAGCATAAATACAGTAAAAGACGTGCCGGAAGCGTTTAAGAATTGGGTGGCTAACAATACAGAGCGATTTGCAAAATCAGCAGGACAGCCCTATTTCGTTCGTGATAACTTCGTCAATGGGGACATAACGCAAGGCTTGAAGCACAATATATCGCCACAGCAGCAGGCAGTCGTAAAACCGCCGCAAATAACACCGCAGCCGCCGCAAGTTACACCACAGCCAAAGCCGAAACCTGTACGCCCACCGAAAACAGCACAAGAGGAAGCGGCTATACGGAAACGTTGGCAAGACAGGAAAGCCCTTTACGAAGAAATCAAGAGGCAGGCGCAACAACTACGGATGTTATGTATGCAATACTTCCCGGACATTGATGCATCGCACTTGGACGACCTCGCTATCAAAGGACGATATAACGAATTACAGGCTGCTATAATAGAGATGAAAAATACTATAAAGACAGCCAATGAAGCAATTACCGCAAATAAAATCAGTTGTAAGCAGGGGAAGGAAATGAACCACGTTAGTGCAAATCAGGAAAAGGCGAATCCGAATTTCGAAAGCGGTTTGAGAAAATACAAAATAAATTGCCAATCTTGCGTTGTTGCCTACGAGTTACGGCGCAGGGGCTTCGACGTTGAAGCACATGGCAACGAAGAACGCCCAGGTACTATAACGCACCGACTTGCGAGGCGAACGGAAATGGCTTGGATAGACCCGGAAACAGGACTATATCCAAAGGCTATCAAAGCCGGTGGGTGGAAAGACTTTAACACGGAAATATCACGGGAGCAAATGCTTGCGCAATTCGATAAGATTACCGCAAAGCCCGGAAGGTATCACGCGTATTACTATTGGAAAGGCGGCGGCGGACATATCATCACAGCCGAAAGGTTGCAGAACGGTCTGTTAAGACTATACGACCCACAGACAGGAAAACATTACGACGATGCAACGTGGGAATACTATACAACGAGGATGGTCTTGGGGCACGGTATAAGCGTTTACAAGGTGGAAGGCTTACTTATAAACAACGATATTATATCGGGCGTCGTACACCGCTAATCGCATCAATTTCTTTATGCAGGGCGTCAGTAATACCACGCCACTCGGTTTCGTCAGCAATATGATAATTGCCGCCTACGTCGAACAGGAAATAATAAGGGAAACCAATGCATTGCAATCCGTCGCCGTCTAACTGCGACCTATAAACAGCGAAATTGTTCCATTCGCCAACGTACGCAGCCTTGTCCCAAAGGCATTGTTTCGCAAGCCTGTCGGCTATCGATTGAAAATCTTTTTTCTTCATAGTATAAGTATTTGGTTACAAAAATAAAAATAAAACAACAAGAGCCCGTCATAAACCGGGCTTGTCGGGGACAGGTAGAAGAAAGGCTTGCTTCCCTGCCTTGTTTGGCTTGCTATGAAGCCTAACTCGGGAAATCATTACGAGTTTATTAGAGTATGTTCTCCGGGACGCTTTCGCATTACGTAGGGAACTTGCCTTTATGCCTAATTCATCAGCGGTAAAATCGTCGTATATCGCCGCTATCGACGTATAGAAATACTGACTCCCTGCGTATTCAGATTCGCCGTGAAATTCAACTTTGTAAATACTTTTGTCTGACATAGTTATTTGTAATGTTTAATGGGTAAAAATAGGGCAGCAGCCGTAGCCGCCGCCCCGGTTGGTATCAATTGTTACGCCGCCACCCTGTTCAGCAATTCGCCCGATAACTCGGCTAATTCCCGGCTTCGCACAGGGTCAAGTTCCCGGGCGTAGGCAGTAATTCCCTGCGACAACTTCCACAGCGTGGATTCGCCCTGCACGCCGTCGTCCACCCGGTTGTTCATCAGCAACTTTTCGACGCCTTCGCTTTCGGATTTCAGCAGCGCACCCTTCTTGAACATATTTCGCAATTCGTTCTGAATATCGACCTCAACGCTACTTGCAGCCTGTATTTCGAGAGCCTTCCGGCGTATGGTATCAACACTAAAAAGCCCTTTCGTTAAGTCGGTAATCGCCGAAACAGTCGCCTGTGTGTCGAGTTTATAAGTACGTTCAGACAGCAGAAGGTTGTCGGGAAGCCTGCTACCGAGGTGCACCTGTTTCATCACGGATTCCCTTACCATTCCGTTGAGGCAAACGCCATTCAGAAGGAATGCCCTCATATCGACAGCACCGTCGCCGTAATCAGAAGTCGAAAACCTCGCCCCGGCGAACATATACACATCGCCATTCTTCGCCGTCGGTATAACGATAGGCTGCGGAATAATCGCCTCGGCGTAAACCTTCGTATCGGTAACGCAGGCATCGGCAAGTTCAGCACCCTCGGCACGTGCCGTATTAATAAACGCCGTGATAATATCCTGTGAGTTCAGCCGCCTGTAACTATCCGAGAGAATTCCCCGGACTTCGTTTCCAACCGCACGGACAAGCACCCTCGTCCGGTCTGTCCAACCGCTATGTTCGTTGAGCAGGGTTGCGGCAAGCCTTCTCGCCCACTCGTCCCCGGTAGCCAACGTCCGCAGGTAAGCAGCAGGAATATTGAGTTTCGAAGCCAACTGCCCGACAGCGTGGGGATGCAGCGAATAATCCTCATTGTGCATATTCATAAGTACACGACCATTGCCGGAAAAGGTTACAATCGGTTTGTGGTCGTTTTTCTTCAATTCAACGCC